TTACTTATCTATGAAATACGCACAACCAAGAATACAAGAAACAAAATTAATTTATGAGGATGAATTGGCTAGAGCTCTAGAAGAAGATGGTTCTTCTGCTAGTGTTTACATTTCACCTAAAACTTATTATCCGAGTATGTAATTATGGGAAATTTATCAAAAGGAAAATACGCATTATTTATTTCAGATCGATCAGGTCTTGCATTTCCATACACAGAAATGGTTAGAGAATGGAATGGTGCAAGAGTACACACTTCTGAATATGAACCAAAGCAACCGCAATTAGAACCAAAACCATACACTGCTGATCCACAAGGATTACCCCATCCAAGACCAGCAAGAACAGAATTTCCCACTACAGATTTTTTACCAAAAAATCCTTTTACAATGACATCTGCATCTACTCAAGTGTCTGTAAGTTTTCCGTTTAGTGCTTATCAAACTGGAGACTATGTGAGATTTTATGATGTTAAAAGACCAGTAGGTGGAGTTTCAATTTCTACTTTACAATTACAAACTACATTAAACGGAAATATTACTGCAACCGATACATCTATTACTTTAACAGACTCGTCTGCTTTTCCAAGTCAAGGATATATTGCAATTGAAAAAATAAATAACGTGTCTGGACTTTATGAAACAGAGACTATTTATTATAACGGAAATTCAGGAAACGTTTTATCAAATTGTGTTCGAGGAACAGCTGCTCCTTTCAGAGGACAGACTCCCAAAAACACACCCGCAGGCGCACACTCAACTGGAGCTCAAGTTTACGGTGCTTACGCAGTAACGATGGTTCCAACAGTAGTAAAGCAAGCGGGTCAACCTTCAACTGTTACTCAATATAACAGTTTTACTTTTAACTTAATCAGTGCTGCAAGCAGCACAGAAACAGGAGGCGGGTTCCAATGTTTAGCTGGACCTGTAAATGATAGAGCATGACATACGCAGAACTAAAACAAAAAATTAAAGATTACACAGAAGTAAACGCAAATGTTTTTACAGACACCATTTTAGATGGATTTATTAACGATGCTGAATTAAGAATTTTAAGAGAAGTAGATTCAGACAATAATAGAAAATATGCATCAGCTAATTTAGTTCTTAATACAAGATTTATAGACACTCCTGATAATTTATTAATTGTTAGATCTGCTCAAATAGTAGATTCTGATGGGACAGCTTCAGCTGATAACCGAGATTTTCTGCAGTATAGAGATACTAACTTTATGTCGGAGTATAATCCAAAAGGGGAAACTGGAGTCCCTAAATACTACAGTTATTGGGATGAGAACACTTTAGTTTTTGCCCCGACTCCTGATGCGACCTACACTATTCAAATAAATTATATCTTGAAAACTCTTGGATTATCGTCTACAAATACAACTACATACTTAAGTCAAAAATTTCCCAATGGTTTATTGTATGCTTGCCTAGTAGAGGCTTATGGTTTCTTAAAAGGGCCCATTGACATGCTTCAATTATATGATAAAAAATATCAAGAGGCTGTTAAAGGATTCTCGATTGAACAAATGGGAAGACGAAGACGGGATGAATACCAAAGCGGTGTTCCTCGAATAGGAAAACAATAGGAGATAAATTATGGCAATAACACAAGCAATTTGTAATTCATTTAAAAAACAGCTTTTAGAAGCTGACATGAATTTCAAACAAACTGGTGGTGATGTTTTTAAATTGGCTCTTTACATTTCTACAGCAACTCTAAATTCAGCTACAACATCTTTCACAACTTCCGGTCAAGTTGGAAACAGCGGTCAATATGCTTCAGGTGGCGGAAAATTAGTTAACGGAACTACTTCAATGACAGCAGGTGTGGCGAGAGTAGACTTCGCAGACAGATCTTTCACTGGAGTTACGCTAACTGCTAGAGGTGCTTTAATCTACAACACATCTTCTGACACTACGAACGCGTCAGTGTGTGTATTAGATTTCGGAAGTGATAAAACAGCTACATCAGGAACTTTCACAATTCAGTTTCCAGCGCCAACATCAACTGCAGCGATATTAAGAATATCGGGCTAATAGGAGGTAGACTCCTATGAGTACAGGTGCATGGGGCCAGGTAACCTGGGGTTACGCTAAATGGGGCGAATTAGGAGATGCAACAACTTCTCTTAACAATACCAATTTATCAGCTACAACTACTTTAGGTACTGGAACTCAAGAAGGTGAAATAAATGCAGGATGGTCCAGACAAGGATGGGGCGTCAATGGATGGGGTATTCAAGGTACCTTAATCCCAAATAGCGAACAGCTTTCTACTAATTTAAATTCTGTAACAATCGATGCTGAAATAAATACTGGATGGGGATCTGATACTTGGGGAACCGAGTTATGGGGATCTTCAGGATTAACAGTTCCTGTTACAAATACTAATTTATCAATCACAGCTTTTGAAGGATCAAGTGGTATAGAATTTGATGGAAATTCTAATCTACTTCTTACTGGATTACCTTTAACCGCTACTCTTGGTGATGAGGAAGCATTTGCTTCTTTCAAAGCAGAGCCTACTGGTATGGCTATGACAATGCAGTTGTCATACGATCCTGAAACAGTATCTCCTGCTTCTTTACCTATGACCATGACTCAAGGTACAGCTAACCTTGATGCTAACACAATAGTACAAGTAACTAGCACGTCTGTTGGTTATTGGGGATATAAATCTGCTTGGGGTAATTTTGCTTGGGGTAACGGTGTAACTGAAACTTTAGCAATGTCTATGCTCGAAAACTTCTCGGGAGTAGACCCAGAGCCAGATGTTTCTTTAACAGGAAATGCGGTTGCCGCAGCTTTATCTTCTATAGCTAATTTCACTATTATTGGAGACGCAAATGTTCCAATAACAAATGTAGCCAATAATTTATCAATGGCTATGACTACTGGAAATGCTGAACTAGAAGCATTAACTCCAGTTGACGTCACAGGATTTACATTAACAGCTGCTTTAAATAATGTTGCAGAAGTAACTGGAGATGCAAATATATCTACAACAGGATTTGGATTGACAAATAGCCTAGGAACGGCTACAAATGTATTGATTTGGAACGAAGTTAATACTGGCACAGCACCAGTCGATCCTCCAGGTTGGCAAGAAGTCAATACCAACGCTGCATAATTATAGTTTGACACTATAGCAAAATTTTAATAAAATTAAGTAACTCGGAGAATAAAAATATGGCGAATTCAACATCAGCAAGTTTAAAACTTACAGTACAGGCTACTGGAGAAAATTCAGGAACTTGGGGACAAATTACAAATACAAACTTATTAATTCTAGAACAAGCAATTGGTGGATATGATGCAGTTGCCATTACTACTGGAGCGACTTTAACTTTTACAAATGGTGCCTTATCAAATGGTAAAAACCAAGTATTAAAATTAACAGGCACAATCGGCGGAGCCGTTAACGTAATTATTCCAGATGGAATTGAAAAAACTTTCGTAGTTGACAACGCAACTACTGGCGCTTTTACAGTGACTTTCAAAACATCTTCTGGCACAGGAGTGACTTGGGCAGCAGCCGATAAAGGTACTAAAATGATTTACTCTGATGGTACGAATGTTGTTGATACAGCTTTCACTGATTTATCATCTGATTACTCTCCACAACTTTCAGCAGATCTAGACACAAACAGTCAAAATATTATTATTGACACGGCTCATCATATTCTTGATGAAAACTCTAACGAACAAATTACATTTACAACAGCAGGTTCTGCGGTTAACAATTTTGGCATTACTAACGCCGCTACAGGTGCAGCACCTGACATAGCTGCAATTGGTGGTGATTCTAATATAGATTTAAACATAACACCAAAAGGTGTTGGTAGAGCGACTTTTAATGGTCAAGGTAAAATTCAAAGTGTTGCAGAAAAATGCACAATTGAAGCTACTGCAGCTACTGGAACTCTTAACTATGATGTACTTACTCAAGCAGTATGGAATTTAACATCTAACGCAGCAGGCAACTGGACTCTGAATGTTAGAGGTGACTCATCAAATTCACTAGACTCAATTATGGATACAGGTGAGTCAATAACTGTCGCTATGTTAGTTCCTCAAGGAGGATCAGCTTATTACAACTCTGCAGTAACTATCGACGGTGCTTCAATTACTCCAGAATGGCAAGGTGGTTCAGCACCAACAGGTGGGAACGCAAGTTCAATTGATGTTTATGTTTACACAATTATTAAAACTGGATCAGCTACGTTTACAGCGTTGGCTTCTCAATCACAGTTTGCGTAATAAATTAGGAGGAGAAAGATTATGCCACTATTAGGTTCAAAAGGTGCAGGAGCAGCTTCAGCTTTTGGTTTTACTGCAGGCGGACTTACAGCAATTGACGTTGATTATATGGTTCTTGCTGGTGGGGCGTCGGGTGGTGCTCACATTGGCGGAGGAGGCGGAGCCGGCGGGTTGATTACAAGTTACCCAAGTGTCTCTCCACAAATTACAATGGAACCAGGTGAATCTTTTACAGTTACTGTTGGAGGCGGAGGATCTTCCGTTGGAGGTAACTCTTCAGGAAACGCAGGAAGTGGATCTTCATTAGCAAGTCCATCTATTTCTACAATCTCTACTACAGGTGGGGGCGGTGGAGGCCGATGGGATGGAATTGCAGGAAACCCGGGAGGATCGGGTGGAGGCGGCGGAGGCCGTTCGGGATCTAACTTTGGATCAGGTATTGCAGGACAAGGAAATCCTGGTGGCGGATCTAACTGGTTTGGAACTGGCGGTGGAGGCGGAAAAGGTGCCTCTGGTTCAAATGCGCCTAGTAACACAACAGGGGGCCCTGGAGGTGATGGATTAACTACAGATATTGATGGATCTTCAAAAGCTTACGGAGCAGGCGGAGGCGGAGCAGGAAACAATGCACCAGGAGGAATTGGTGGATCGAGCGGAGTAGGAGGCCCAGGAGGCCCTCAATCTGGCGGAACAGCAGCACAAGCAGATCGTGGATCTGGGGGCGGAGGAGGAGCAATTCCTGGCGGCCCAGGAGCAGCAGGATCAGGTGGTGTTGTTATTTTAAGAGGTCCAGCTAAATCAGAATTTACAGTTGCTCCAGGTAGTAACACAGTTACAACTGCACCTGGCGGCGAAAAAATAGCAACGTTTACAGTTTCAGGAACAGTACAACATGGGTAATATATAATGGCACATTTTGCAGAACTAAATGAAAATAATTATGTTTTAAGAATCGTTCGTGTAGGTGATGATATTGAAACATCAAATGGTCCACTAGGCGACAACGATATGCATGTCGATGGTGAAACATGGTGTGCAAATTTTTTTGGTGGAACTTGGAAACAAGCTTCTTTTACAGGTAAATTTAGAAATATGTATCCTGGTGTAGAAAGTTTTTATGACGCAAGTACAGATGAATTTTATCCACCTAAACCATATGCTAGTTGGAACCTATCAGTAAATAAACAATATTGGGAAGCACCAATAGGTGAACCACCTCCCCCAGAAACTCCAGAGGATTTTAATCCTATTTATGCATGGGATGAAAATCTTGGAACTTGGGTTGGTACTATAGATGATGGACAAACTCGTCATCAATGGGATGCTACTAATTCTACGTGGGTTCCTTTATCCTAGTTTTTAGACTCTTGACATTAATATAGTGTAAGTATATATCTCTTTCCATGAAAGAGAGTATTCATGAAACTACAAAATAATTATTGGTACTTCCCTGGTGTATTAAGTAATAAACTTTGCGATAGTATTATTAAAAAAGGTCTTAAGCATAATAAAAAATTAGCTGTGACTGAAAATCTTATAGATAAAAAACTTTCAAAAAAACAAATTGCTATTTTAAAAAAGAAAAGAGACTCTCATGTTGTTTGGTTAAATGACGAAGAATTATATTCTATTATTACTCCTTATATATTTGAAGCAAATAGAAATGCGGGATGGAATTTTGAAGTAGATTGGTTTGAGTCTATTCAGTTTACTATATATAATAAAAAACAATTTTATGATTGGCATAAAGATTCTATTTCAGCACCTTATAAAACTGAAGATCCTAATTTTAATGGTAAGATAAGAAAGTTATCTGCATGTATTTCTTTATCTAATCCATTAGATTATGTTGGAGGAGATTTTAAATTTAGTGTAAGAGATGAATCTAAAAAAGAAGTAATAATGACTTGCAAAGAACTTAAAACAAGAGGTACTATAATAGTTTTTCCATCTCATTTGTGGCATACAGTAGCCCCGGTTACAAAAGGGACAAGACACAGTTTAGTTATGTGGGGATTAGGTAAACCTTTTAGGTAAGATTATGAAAGAGATTGTTGTAGTTGGAGGTGGTACTGCTGGATGGTTAACAGCCTTATATGCCAAACATATATTTCCAAAGAAAAATATTACTTTAGTTGAAAGTAATTCTATAGGTATTTTGGGAGCAGGAGAAGGAACAACTCCCGCATTTGTAGGTTTTCTTAATGGAATTGGAATTGATGTTT